GTTCTTTAAGATGGACTTCCCTAATTACCCTTTTGGAAAAATTAGGTAAGTTAACCCATAGGGTTTCAAGATCTGAATCTAGATATAGATCCAGACCGCCAAGATTTGATGGTAGCAATAATTGATACCATGCCTTAGAGTTTCTCTTTGGCAACAAATCCCCCATACGTGCAAAAAATCTGTCACGTATCATTATCTTTTCCTTATTAGGAAGAGTCTCTGGGTAAATCCAACGAAGATACTTCGCTAACTGTTTACCTTTACCAATCGCTACATTACGCTCATTGAGCTTGTCTAACGACTTGGATTCTGGACTTAAGAGACGCACCTTTATAGAATCTATAAAGGGTGAGTTGAAATAGTCAACTTGGCTATAGCCGACATCTCTTTTGGTCTTACCAGAGTTAAAATAAGTTGCAATATTTTGTACTTGAATTAACTTTTCGCAATATTTCACGAAAATTCTGGAAGTATTGTGCTTATCTATTGATATTTTTGAACCACATTTTATTAAAGTGTTGGTTATTAGATTTAAGTATCCTATTGGACCGGTTGCGATTATATCATCACCGCCGACCATATAGCATCTATATGGTACTTCAAATCCCTTTAATTCAAAACCTATGTTTTCATAGGTACGAATTGCATACTCTTCCACTACTAGATTATAGAGTGTAAGAACTGCTTTAGTCATAGGCTCTCCCATAAGGGAACCTCTCTGACTAATAAACTCTATAGAGTTTAATTCGTCAAATACTAACCTTTTGGAAAGTATTAGATTGATGGACATTCTTACAAAAGTTCCGTCTGTCCCCACACCACGTATGAATCCTTCTAGGATTGATCTTACTATTGTATGATCCAACACATCTGTTGCTTCACGTAAGTCTGAAGACAAAACAGGATATTCCTGTAACTGTCCTTTCTTTGCTTGGTTCTCTAGCAATTGCAGATACTGCCAAGTTAAATCTGACCTTTTTAGGCCATAAAATGCACTAGGGTGGTTCGATAGAATCCTCCTAGCTATATGACCGAATGGTTGTTGCAATACAACGTTCCACCAAACGGTTGTGGTCGCGATACGCGATTTTCCTCCAGGTTCAGCTATAGCTATTACCCTGGTAGGTATGTTCTTTAGGATATTTCCTTGGACATCCATGTATCCTCCCTGCATTGCTTCTAAAGAAGCAGCAGCTACTATTTGAATCCCTAATAAGGGGTCGAATCCATAGGATCCTTTAATGAAAAATGGATTAGTATTCTGATCCATACTATCATTGTAACCCTGCAACATTCCAATTGAATATTCAATTTGTGCAGGTAATGTATATTTTGTTTGCCCTTCGGCACCAAAATGTATATCAGGTCTTAGACCTGTACCTTCATCATTGATGAATACGG